GCACTGCATGGGTGAGCGGTGGCGCAATTGATGACAAGGATAGAACACAATGAAAATTATTGATCCTAGTAAAGCAGAAGAATTGGCAAGAGATTATCTCAAAAATTGGTCTGTGGTAGACGGGGGGAAACGTTTACGCAAAAGGGTAACGTTTTCAGACTATAACCACGCTGTGAGATTCCTATTAGCCATTGAAAAAAAGCAAACGGAAATGGATCACTTTATTGATGTGGTTTTGTTCTTTGATGAGATGATGATAAGCCTGCACACACACGATGCAGATGCACTTACCAAAGACGACATAAAACTAGCAGTATATTTGGATAGAAAACTGGCAGACATGGATGTAGAATGAGGCTAAAGAACACGGGGGCAACGTTCGCAAAAAATCCATACTTAACAACACCAATAGAATACAAAAAACTTTTAGAGGTGCCGTTAAAGGATTTTGACAAGGACGGTTACGAAATAGACACACCAATAGAACTAGAACATTATGTGATGAACAACGTGAACGTTCATTCGGGAATTCAGTTTCATCACAGCACAGGAAAGCCTTGGTATAAAGATATCAACGACAGCCAGGGTGAATTGGTCTTAGATCACACACAGATACTAACTCGTTGGGCTTACAGAGGTGAAGCACGAGAAAACATAATACGTGCAAGCGAACAAAGACCGATATTAAACAAATTATTAGTAATCAAACCAAAGTGGGGCATAGACTTTTCACTGGATTACATAACCCAAGATTGGTGCATGGAAATATTCCACATTGAAAAAGATGCAACCAACTATGAAGAGGCACTGGAAATAAAAGCAAAGGCAGAAAACATAATAGAAAACACGGACTGGGAATCCGCAGTCCAAGACATACTGAAACGCAAACATGAATGGTATCATCTATGTTCAGACGATCAATCAGACTGGAAAGCACAGTATTTCGGTTGGCATCGTGCATTTGATTCCAAAAAAGTTTATTTTTAGTTTGACATTCCTCTAATAATCCTATATTATATACTTAAACTTACGGAGAATAATACATGAGTGATCGTACCTACGGACCTGAAGAAAAAGCAAAACTAGAGCGCCTTGTAAGAGAGGGTGTGACTGTTATGCAAGAAGTAGAAGATCTACAAACAGGACTCAAGGAAACTGTGAAGGCAGTTGCAGAAGAACTAGATATTAAACCGGCGCTGATTAATAAAGCAATCAAGGTTGCTAAAAACAGAGACTGGGATGCTCACGCCGATGCGCATGAAGATTTAGAAACATTGGTTGCAACACTTGGCTATGACAAGTAATGCAGGCTGTCAAAGAATTTTGGATTAACAGTTATCAATCTGATAAAATAGCATTCTCGTTTGAACTTGTGAGTTTTGTGTTCACCGTTGCTGCGAGCATGTATCTAGCAGTGAATGCCGACCAGCCTGACATGCGCTTTGTTTATCCAGGATTCTTTGTAGGCGCAATTACACAAGTGTACGCCAGCTGGAGAAGAGGCGCCGCATGGATTATGCTGTTAACGTTTTATTTCAGTTGCATTAATGTTTTTGGATTTGGTAGATCGATGGGGTGGTGGTAATGGATATTTGGGCTTATGAATACACGTGGAGTGACTTTGTTGGTAACATAGGTGTAGCCCTGTTGATAACAACATTCTATTTGAACATTGCAGGAAAAATAGATACCAAAGGCTTTTGGTACAGCGCAAACAATTTAGTGGTTGCTATCCTATTAGGCATTAACCTTTATTTTAAACCAAACATATCCAGTATCATCATTGAGATATTCTGGGCAGGAATAAGTATTTATGGATTGGTACAGTGGTATCGATCCCGCCAAAGCAAAAAGCAGGCATGAAGAAGGTAGTTCGGCCATAAACGAACACATAGGAGGACAATGAGTTACGTCGACGGTTACTTTGACCGAGATGCAGATATCATTCGCATCGTCGAAAGAAAAGATGGCAAAAGAAGCTATCAAGAATATCAAGCCAAATACACATTCTATTATGAGGATCCTCGAGGCAAGTTCAAAAGTGTGCACGGAACTCCTCTCACAAGAGTAGTATGCAAAAACACCAAGGATTTTCGCAAGGAAGTTGCTATAAACAAAGGCAAAAATCTGCACGAGTCCGATGTTAATCCAATCTTTCAGTGCCTCTCGGAAAACTATCTCAATCAAGATGCTCCTAAGCTAAACATTGCATTCTTTGATATTGAAACTGACTTTGATCCCGAGCGCGGATTTGCGGATCCTTCGGACCCGTTTATGCCGATCACAGCCATCACCGTGCATCTCCAATGGATGGATGCACTTGTGACATTCGCACTGCCTCCCAAGACACTGAGCATGGAGCAGGCACAAGAAGAAGTCAAAGAATTTGATAATACATTTTTGTTTGAAAAAGAAGGCGACATGCTGGAAGCATTCCTCGACAGCATAGAGGATGCAGATATTCTCAGCGGTTGGAATAGCGAAGGTTATGATATTCCCTACACAGTTAATCGTGTAAGCCGTGTTCTCAGCAAAGATGACACAAGACGTTTTTGTTTATGGAAACAATTGCCCAAGAAACGAGAATTTGAAAAATATGGCAAGACCGCGGAAACTTTTGATCTGGTTGGAAGGGTGCACCTAGACAGTCTCGAACTGTACAGAAAGTATACCTATGAAGAACGCCACACATATAGATTAGATGCTATTGGCGAACTGGAAGTAGGAGAGAACAAAACGGTTTATGAAGGCACGTTAGATCAATTGTATAATCAGGACTTCCGTAAGTTCATCGAATACAACAGACAGGACGTTGCACTGCTGGATAAACTGGATAGAAAATTAAAATTTATTGATCTCAGCAATGAATTGGCACACGCAAACACTGTGTTACTACAGACCACCATGGGTGCTGTTGCTGTCACAGAACAGGCAATCATCAACGAAGCGCACCACAGGGGTTTACAGGTTCCAAATCGTCCTGTGAGAGAGGAAGGCAGCACACAGGCCGCAGGGGCATATGTTGCGTTTCCCAAAAAAGGCGTTCATCACTGGATAGGAAGCATGGATTTGAATTCACTGTATCCCTCGGTGATTAGGGCACTGAACATGGCTCCAGAAACCATTGTGGGGCAACTCAGACCTGAACACACAGACGAAATGCTACATGAAGCAATGACCTTGCAAAAGAAAAGTTTTGCAGGAGCATGGGAAGGCAGATTTGCAACATTGGAGTATGAAGCGGTGATGGAAATGCGCAAGGATATTGCTATCACGGTGGATTGGGAAAATGGCACTTCTGATGTTCTCAGCGGTGCAGAAATTTACAAATTAATATTCGACTCTCACATGCCGTGGATGCTCAGTGCCAATGGCACAATTTTCACCACAGAGTTCGAAGGAGTAATCCCTGGTATTCTTAAACGCTGGTATGCAGAGCGTAAAGAACTTCAGGCAATGAAAAAGAAAGCAATAGAGGCAGGCAATGACACGGAGATCGCGTTCTGGGATAAGAGACAGCTCGTTAAGAAAATTAACCTTAACTCTTTGTATGGCGCTATTCTTAATCCTGGTTGTAGGTTTTTTGATAAACGCATAGGACAATCAACCACACTGACAGGCAGACAGATTGTTAAGCATATGAGTGCCAAGGTCAATGAAGTTATAACAGGTGAGTACAATCACGTAGGAGAAGCTGTGATCTACGGTGATACAGACTCCGTGTATTTTTCAGCATACCCTACACTGAAGAAAGACATAGACGCAGGAAACATCCCTTGGAGCAAGGACAATGTGGTCACGCTGTATGAACAGATAGCAGAGGAAGCAAATTCCAGCTTTCAGGAATTTATGGCAAAGGCTTTTCATTGTGCAAAGACCAGAGCAGATGTGATCGCGGCTGGTAGAGAGATTGTGGGCAGTTCAGGACTTTTCATCACCAAAAAACGTTATGCTATTTTGGTATACGATGATGAAGGTGAGCGCAAAGACGTAGACGGTAAGCCTGGCAAGGTCAAGGCCATGGGTTTAGATCTGCGTCGATCAGACACGCCTGTGTATATGCAAGAGTTCTTGATGGAAATTCTATTGATGGTGTTACAGGATTTCAAAGACAAAGATGTTCTTGATAGGATTACGGAATTCCGCAAAGAGTTTGAACAGATGCCAGGCTGGGAAAAGGGTTCACCTAAACGTGCAAACAAGATCGGATTCTATCAAAAGGAAGAACAACGCAAAGGCAAGGCAAATATGCCAGGGCATGTTCGAGCAAGCATCAACTGGAACACACTGAAACGCATGAATGGCGACAAGTACTCGCAGGAAATTGTGGACGGTATGAAAGTTATTGTTTGTAAACTTAAACAGAATCCTTTGGGCTATACCAGTGTTGCGTATCCCACAGATGAATTGCGTTTACCGGACTGGTTTAAAGAATTACCGTTCGACGATGCGGCTATGGCGGAAACCATCATTGACAACAAATTGGACAATTTGATCGGAGTACTAGACTACGATCTAGAAGACACAAAACAGCACAATACATTTGCCACGCTGTTTGATTTTGGAGACACGGAATGAAAATGGAATTACATCTGTCTCTAGACACGGAAAATGACAACGACAAAGAACTGTTGCTGGCATTGGCCGAATTGCTAGAATTATACACAGATGAAAAAAATTTATCGGAAGAAGATGAATTGCCTAAATAAGTTGACATATCCACTTGATTATGTTACATTTTTTTAATAAAAACGGAGATAACTATGAAAGATATCCTACAAGATATTGTTGCACATACCCACTCGCTGGGTTTCCTTGAACTTGTAAAGATCACAAACGATGACAACACTGTTATTGAATCCATGGCGGAAGATCGCAGTGTAATTTTAAGTGCTACTACGCATTCCGCTGTGGCAGAATTTGTTGGTACGTTTGGCATGCCTAATCTGGACAAACTTAACCTACATTTGAAAAATCCTGAATACAAAGACAATGCCAAAGTTGAAGTTGTACAGGCTGAGCGAAACGGCGAGACTGTTCCCACACACATTCACTTCGAAAATGCCGCCGGAGACTTCCAGAATGATTATCGTTTCATGAACAAGGCAATCATTGAAGAAAAACTCAAGACAGTGAAGTTTAAAGGCGCAGAGTGGAACGTGGAATTTCAGCCAAGCGTTGCCAGTATCTCAAGAATGAAGTTACAGAGTGCGGCACATTCGGAAGAAACAGTGTTTACAGTAAAAACAGAAGATGAAAAATTGGTATTCTATTTCGGCGATGAAAGCACACACGCTGGAAGCTTTGTGTTTCAGCATGACATCGAAGGTGCGTTGAAACAGAGCTGGAGCTGGCCAGTAAGCCAGGTGCAGAGTATTCTAAACTTAGACGGCGATATTACTATGAGCATTTCAGATCAAGGCGCCATGCAAATTTCAGTGGATTCTGGGATGGCAAAATATGATTATATCTTGCCTGCGCAAAGCAAATAATGAAAATAGACCTAACAGCAGAACAACTTGACTATGCCACATTTCTGCCTGCACTGAGCGGATTCTATGCTACCTATGTGGGCAAGCAGAGATATGATGAATATGTTGACAAGGCACGTATTCCAGCATGCTTTGCCAACGGTGTAGAAAGTCTAAACTATTTGAATAAAAATGAAGGACAGTTCCAGTATAAGTGGACGCTGTATTCTGCAGGTCATGCCGAACTAGACGTAAACAAGCACTCACCTAAAGAAGACATGATTAGAAATCGTGATCGAGCTAATACTTGGATGTTAGGTGATTCGGGTGGATTCCAGATCGGTAAGGGTGTTTGGGAAGGTGATTGGAAGGATATAAACTGTCCAAAGGCACAAAAGAAACGAGACGGTGTTCTTCGCTGGATGGACGCCTACATGGACTATGGCATGGTGCTGGATATTCCTGCTTGGGTTGCACGTAGTCCAGAAGGTGTAAAAGCTACAGGCATTTCAACATATCAGGAAGCAGTAGATGCCACAAGAATCAATAACGACTACTGGATGAAACATCGCACAGGTGCTTGTAAGTTCCTTAATGTATTGCAGGGTGAGAACTTTGCAGACGCGGACGACTGGTATGAACAGATGAAAGACTACTGTGACCCTGCAAAGTATCCAAACGACCACTTCAATGGTTGGGCAATGGGCGGACAGAACATGTGCGATGTTGAGCTTGTGCTTAAACGTCTAGTTACTCTAAAGTTTGATGGCCTACTTGAGAAAGGCATACATGATGTAATGCATTTCCTGGGCACAAGCAAATTGGAGTGGGCAACTTTGCTCACAGACATTCAGCGGGCTGTAAGAAAGTATTACAATGAAAACTTCATGATCACATTTGATTGTGCAAGTCCCTTCTTGGCAACTGCAAACGGACAGATCTACTGTGAGTTAGAGACACAAGACCGCACCAAATGGGTGTATCGAATGGTGCCAAGCATT